TACTCAACGAGTTCTTCCGCGGTCGAATGCTCGAGACCCACACAGCACTCCCCGGGGTCGTGCAGTCGTTCGACGCCTCGAAGCAGGAAGCCGACATCAAAATCCCGTTGCGGCGCGTGCGCGTGGGCCCCGATGGTAATGAGGTGGAGTATGAGTGGCCCCCGCTTACCGGCGTGCCTGTCTGGATGCCCCATGCGGGCGGGTTCTCGATCACCATGCCGGTGGCAGTCGGGGACGAGTGCCTGGTGGTCTTCCTCGAACGGGACGTGAGCCTATGGCTCGAGGATGCTGGGACACACCCGCCTGATTCTGCGAGGGTTCACGATCTATCGGATGGCGTGGCCCTGGTGGGTCTGAGCACGCAGCCGAACAAGGTGGCGAGTTACGACGGCACCGACATGCAGATCCGGTCACCCGTGGCGGGCAACGAGATTACGATCGGAGCAGACGGCAGCATCGATATCACGGGCAAGGATATCGCGATCGGCGATGGGACCGATGAGCTACTGAGCTTGATCGAAGACCTGTTTGTAGCGCTTGATGCCGCGCTCGTGACCGACCCCGTGTCCGGCGACCAGCCGCTTACTGCGGCAACCAAGGCCGCACTCGCCGTGGTCAAGGCGAAGTTCACCGCGATGAAGCCATAGCGGCCAATTGTCCCACCCCGAGGGCCCCCTGATAGCCTGCTGAGGATTCCAATCCATCAGCTTGAGGCTTTCCCGTGTGAGCGCATTCGCCCTCAACGATTCCCACGATATCAGCATTGCAGGCGGGCAATTGGCGCGTGCGATTGGCCCGGACTTCGTCGTGCAGTCGATCAAGACGCAGCTCGGCATGTATCTCGGCGAGTGGTGGCTCGGCTTCACGGCCGGGACACCCTGGTTCCAACAGATTCTCGTGAGCCCCGCAGATATCTCAAACGCAGAAGCCACGCTCAAATCCATCATCCTGGGAACTGACGGCGTCCTCGAGATCGTGGAGTTTGCCGCGGATTTTGATGCGAAGACCCGCAGCTTCAGGGTTTCGTTTGTGGTGCTGACTGAGTTCGGCCCGAGCGGCGGGGTGGTGGTCAGTGCCTGACTTCGGACTGACATCTGCCGGCTTCGTGGCCAAAAGACTCGATGAGATCATCACCGACCTCAACGCAGGACTCGTCGGAATCTTCGGTCCAAACGCCAACGTGGACCCCGACTCGCCAGACGGGCAGCTCATCGGGTTGTTTGCCGGTGCCGTTTCCGAGGCATGGGAAACAGTGGAAGAGGTCGCAACGATCTTCGATCCCCAGGCGGCCAGCGGGACGCTCCAATCCAAACAGGTGCGGCTCAACGGGCTTACCCGCATTGCCGAATCGTTCACTCTTGTCACGGCCCAGGTCGTAGGGACCTCGGGAAAGACACTCCCGGCAGGGTCCGTGGCAGAGACGAGCGATAACGGGGATCGGTTCCTACTTCAAGCGGATGTGGTGTTCACGGGGGGATCGGATACCGCATCGTTCATCGCTGAAGAGGCTGGGCCGGTCCCTGTTGGTGCTTCGACGCTCACCGTGATCAGTACGCCGGTCAACGACTGGACGAGCGTTACAAACGCAGCAGCAGCCACCTTCGTCGGCTCACTCGAGGAATCAGACGGGGACCTGCGTCGTAGACGCGAGCGTTCTACCGAACTCGGCGCATCGTCGAATCTCAGCGCCATGCAGGCGGCTATTGCAGCGGTGGTCGGTGTCACTGATTCCGTCGTGCTGGTGAACGAAACCGATGCCGCAGACGGCGACGGCCTACCCGAACACTCGTATCGCCCGATTGTCGAGGGCGGCGCAGACGACGACATCGCACAGGCCATGTGGGACAACCACCCGATGGGGATTGCGACCTCGGGGGCGGCCTCGGGTAACGCAGTGGACTCCGAGGGCACCACCCATGTGATGAACTTTGCGCGGCCCACGAACGTACCGATGCACGTCAGGATGACGCTTTCAACTGACTCTGATTTCCCGGCGACGGGTGAGGCTGATATCGCGCAGGCGATTGTTGATTGGGCGGCGGGGACACTCGCAGGCCATGAAGGCGAGAAGATCGGCATAGGTCGGGATGTGGACTACAGCCGCTTGTCCATCCCGATCAATTCAGTGCCAGGTCATACGTTCACGCTGCTACTGCTGGACGACATCGACCCGCCGGTAACGAGCGTGAACTTCGTTGTTGCGAACACCGGCAAGGCGACCTTCGCGGTAGCCGACGTGGACTTCCTCTGATGCCCCATACCTCGCAGCCAATCCCGCACAACGATCTTCAGGTTCTCGCCGACGGCAGGTTGATCGAGCAGTACAAGAACAGCACGCAGCTCAAGGCGCTGATTGCCCTGTTCATCGCCGAAGTGACGTTGCTTCAGGATGCGCTGTGGGCATTGCTCGAAGGCTTCGACCTCGATACTGCCAACGACTGGGCACTGGATGTGATTGGTAAACACGTTGGCCTCCCGAGACCGTTGGTTGCCTCGTCTCTGTTTTCGTTCTTCGGGTATGCGGGTGCCGCGGGTGCCGCGTCGTATGGCGACCTGACATTGCCCGAGGTCGGGGGTCGCTATATCAGCCTGTTCGGGTCCACAACCGGGTTCACGTTGATGGAAAACGAAGACTACCGGATGCACATCAAGGCAAAGATTGTGCGCAACAAGAGTAATGCGAACCCCGAGGACATCCTCGAGATAGTCCGCCTGGTCATTCCTGACGACGGCACTACGACGATCGTCATTGGCGCGACGACCGGGAACATCGACCTCACGATTGGCAGGAACCTTTCGACGATTGAGAAGGGAATGTTTCTCGCCACCGACCTCAATCTAAATAACGACGTGTTGATCCCGAGAGCCGTTGGCACCTCCATCGACTACGCCGACGCCGCTGGCCCGTTCTGAAGGACTGAAGCATGGCAACACAACAAGACTTCGACACCGTATGGGGTTCGACTGGAGCCGTTACCGAGCCGTCTGTTGCCAAGCAGAACCTGGGATGGATCGCTGAGATTCCTCCGCACCAGACACAGAACTGGTGGCAGAACCGTGTTGACCTGCACATGGAGTATATGCAGGAGCGTGGACTTGCACTCTACAACGCGGCATTCACCTATGTGGAAGGTTCGATCGTTGTTTTCGACACGGCCGTCGGCGCGCTTTCAGATTTCAAGCTCTTTGTCAGTCTTCAGGATGCCAATACAGGGAACACCCCGGCGCTTGCGGGCACGGCGTGGTGGCTCGAATATGGGACGACGAGCGTACTGCCTCGCGGATTCCTTGATGGGTTCAGGATCATCCAGTCCGTTGTGGATGTTGACCATGATCTGGATTTTCAGCCAGGCGAGTGCGCGATGTACCCCACCGGATCGCTGCCTGGCGAAACGCAGCTCAGGTTCCGAGCAACGTTAGGTCTGACCAAGATCATCGATGGTGGCACTTGGACCTCGGGCAACAACGGCAGGCTAGGTGGTGTCGCACTTGCGGCCAGCACCTGGTATCGGCTATTCGCGATTGGCTTCGGAGCCACGGGCATAGTGGATTATGGCTTCGACGCTGCGGGGAACGAACGAGCCCAGGCGCTGGTGGCTCTCTCCTCGCACACTCACTACCGGCAGATCGGATGGATGCGTACCGATGCTGCGCTAAATATCGTGCCATTTTTCCAGGACCCGAACGATCCGAACATCATCAGGTGGAGCGTCCCGACACCGGACGAGTTCGCAGCCTCATGGACAACTGGCTCGCTCACAAAGGTCGCCCTCGCACCGCCAGACTCCACTGCCATCTTGAACCACTACATCAAGGTCGATGCAACCGGCGGCGATGCAGAGTACGTGCTGATGTCGTCGCTCGATGATCCGAATGCAGATGTGGTCCCGTCCAGCTCGGCGTTCACGGTTCACTTCACGGAAGAGGCGGCTGATATGAAGGACCAGACCATCATTCACATTCCGGTGAATGGGTCCAGCAGTTATCGCTGGCGGGCAACCATTGCAAGCGCAGCAGGTGACAACCTCACCATCGTTACCCACGGCTATCGCTACAACCGAGGCAAGGAGTAGGGCATGGCTAATCTGCCTATTCAAGACACCGAAACGGACACCACGATCACGTTCCAGGCCGCCGACCCTGCAGGCGATTCGTTCGAGAATGATGGGTCGATCTCGCTTTCCATTGTCGGTCCTGCAACCGGGTTCACGGTATCGGTTGCCAACGGACGAGACTGCGATTTCGGCGTGCATCCTCCGTTTGACATCGTTGTCCCGGTGGCAAGCACAACGGCCTCGTCGCCTCGGTTCAGCACGTTCAGGTTCAACGATGCATCTGGCCGAGTTTCGATCACATATTCGCCGAGTGCCGTGGGCATTCAGATTGCTGCGGTCCGACGACACGTTCTCTTGGTAGACCCCGTTTAGGAGTGTTCGATGCGGGCAATCAAATGCTTCTCGTGCCTCTCGATACTCTTGGCTGCGTCTACAGCGAGCGCGCAAGGATTCTTCGGCCCTCCCGTCCCGCCGCTCTGCACCTTTGCCGCGGGTCCGCTGCGGATTTCGATTGCAGGGGATGACACCCGCATCTGTGGGCCGAGGTCACACGGCCAGATAGCTTCAATTACAGATGC